TTGATTCGGTTTGCTAATTCAGGAACACCAACCGATGTGCCACCGGGTGAATCAATGTCGAGAATGATGGTGGTGATTGACGGATCACGCTCACAATCTTCCAGCATTTCTTCAATGATCCGTGGCCGTTATCGGTTCGCATCGCTGAATGGATTTCTTCAAACGCAAAATTTGATGAACCTTTGTCGATAAATTTATAGGTGTTTCCTCTGGCATACTTGGTTTGGAATTTCTGCCATTTGCGTTTCGACACCCTGCTTCCCTTTTCACGCATCCACATTTTGAAAATGTTATAGTCTCCCAAATCGGCAATGGAGTTTGGGCCTGCTTTATCTATTGGACGAAAGATTTTGTAAATTGAATTTTTGACATTCTGTTCACCGTGTTCCTGTGCCGATGTGGTTGCACCATCGCCCGGACTGCTTCCAGAGAATGGGCGAGAATATGAAATCATATCTTGGCAGAACAAGGCGGCCTGACGCTTGCAGATTTGTCCAATCGTTCCACCCAAGACTTTTTGATAAGCGTAAAGATGCTTCTGCAACATTGATGAATCAACGCTCAATGTCTTGACGTTTATTTTTCCCTGCGATGCCATTATGCTGGTTCGCCTTTGGATTGTACCCTGACCATAATCCAAGCGGACGGTGGACGGTCATTGATTGCGACAATGCGGAAGTCTCCGTTGTTGTAGCGAATCAAGTTTCCGTAAATGACAACACCGGGATGTGCTTCCGTGTCCGTGCGTTTGAATTTCACGTCATAGGATGTCGATGACATAAAGCCACCTGTCTCCAAATCCTGCTGGATCATAGGTGGGGACACTAACACTTCAAATGCGGTTGCCGAACCAGCACCCCTACGGACAGTCACCGACTTCGGAATCTCGGAAAGAATCTCGGTGGCATCAGAGGCCCATTCGTCTTGGATTATACCCATACCCCTCCGCAGGAGTCAAAAGCGTCCCAGAATGCAAGCCAGAGGGGTCAAATCACTTGTCCAGACGGAGACGCAGGAAGGTGGGGTGACGCATCGAACCAGCAGGGGTGATACTCTGGCAAGCGACTTCGATTGTGCGTCCAAGCATTGCGGACGGATTTGAGAAGATTGCGTTGTGAACGGCAGGGGTAAAACCGCACCCGACAGAAACTTGCACACCGTTGAAGTCGATGGTCAAGGATTTGCTGGTGACGGCAATCACCTTGCAATCGTAAGTCGTACGGTCTTTGACCTTCTGCCAAGCACCGTTGCGTTCGTTGGATTCATAATCGCTCCCGGTATCCTTGATGATGATTCCTTCGTGGCCGTCAGACTTCGCTTTCAGGAACGCATCCTTGATGTCGATGTTGTAAGCGACAGGAACATTGCGGACGGATTCTTGTGCGGCCATTCTTTCGAGCGTCTGTCTGCGTTCAGCGTATGAACCAAACTTGATGATGTCGAACACCCAGAGGGTTGCGTCCAACGCTTTGGTTTTCTTGGAACGGATTTGTCCAACCGTGTCAAAGAATGTTCCGCTTACGGCCTCGGCATCGAGAGTCAGATCACCACGACTGCCAGCGATGAATGCCAGCACCTGTGACTTAAGATGCGTCAGCGATGTGAATGACTTTCCGTTGCGAGACTTGAATGAGACTTGCCCGGTGACTGCGTTGCAATGCACCAACACACGCACACCATCAAACTTGGGTTCGACTGCGTAGGATGCCGGGAGTGTTCCAGCGTAGGTGGTGGCGAGCATTGCTTGCATACAATCACATTGCAGGATTGCCGGAGAATTTCAAGCACAAAAAAACCCCCATCTCTGGGGGCTTTGCTAAACCAACCTTATTCCGTTAGGAATTACAGGTCAGTAATCTTAATGCGTTGTGCACCGTTAGGGTTACCAACAGAAGTTCCGGTGATCCAAGATGCGGAAATGTTGGAAAGGCCCTTCGTCCAATCGTACCAAGAACGGAGACTGAAAGCGAAACCAGAGTCAGGGTCGCTGACGGTGATTTGTTCGCCACCACCTGTGGTAGGTGCAGACGGCACACGGGTCACGATGACGTGCCCCTCACGGCAACCACAAATTCCATTCAAGTGCTCCCCAGAAGGTGCGGCATTGAAACCGTTATATTCGTAAATGTCGATTCCGTGCAGACGGCCTACAACACCTTGACGAATTACGCTGGTGTCACCAATCGATAAGTATTGGGCAACAGTTGGATCTTGTAAGAGTTGACCGAAAGCGTCTGGTGAGAGAAGCATCGAGCGACCATCGAAAGGAAGGTTTGCTTTGGTGAGTGAAGTTGCAACACCAGCGATAGCAACACGATTGAAGTCTGCCTTAACACCGGAGTAAGCGGCAGTCGTGAAGTTAGCGGCAGTTGTCTTTGCGAGAACGGCATCAAAGAGTGACTTCACAGTTGCGTTGGCCATAGGGGCGATAAACACACGGCGGAGCATATCGAGAGAAATGGTTGCAACCTCGGTGTCATCAAAACTCGCCATCACATATTTGTGTTTGTCGAGAGTGATTGCTACATCGTTCGATACTGCGTCTGCGGCAACGAAACCGTTTGCACGGACGTATTCAGAAGCGGAGAAAGAATCAGCGTAGCGAGTGTGAACGACTTGACCTTTTTCAGCGACATAAGAACTGAAATCGGTTGTGACGATTTTGTTCAAAGGAGCGAGAACAGGCACAAGAGTGCGTAAGGTTTCGGCCGCCACGAATTGTGGGGCGAGGCCTTGATTTAATACGGAGTTAGTGGACATATTTTTTTAGGATAATTAGTTAGAGAAAATTTATTTGATACCCAAGTGACTGATGATCGCAGAACGGTTCTTGTTGTAGAAGGCAACTTTTTCAGTTGGGTTCTTGATACCGCAATACTCCGTCCAGATTTCTTCGTTCGATTTAGCAGGGGCAACGTTGTCTGCGGATGAGATTTCTACCGGGACAACACCTGCGGCCGCCACGATGCTTGCTGATTTCTTTGCAACGGTTTCGATTTGTGAAACTGCTTCCGCTTTTACGGTTTCCGCAGAGGCAAGTGCTTTGGTCAATTCTTCAATCTTGGCGATTGCGGAATCACGCTCCACAACAATCGCAGAAGTCGCTTCAAACTTTTCTTTCAACGCTTCAAATTCTGCGGACAAGGTTTCGTTCTTTGCTTTGGCTTCGGACAATTCTTTTGCGAATGTTTCCGCTTCAGCAGACTTACCAGAGAAAGCAGATTTTAACGCTTTGAGAGATTCTTCGAGAGTCATTTTTAAGATTTGAAACTACGCAGGAGTCAAGCAACCTTGCCACCGTTGTGACGAACCGTTCCCGATTTGTCGTGCTTGGAATCGGTTTCAATGGCTTTGTCCCCGGCATCAGATTCTTCTTTTGCGTCCTCTTTTGCTTTGTCAGATTCTTCGGCATCTTTGCCTTCTTCTTCGCACTTCTTTTCATCGTGTGGCTTTCCGCAAGTGGGGCATTTTTCATTGGGTGCAACTCCATCTTTCTTTTCGTCATCTGGAGTGTCCTTCAATTCTGGGTCGGTGTCTGGGTCATAGTCTGGATCATCAGGGTCAGAAGGGTCACGCTTGAGAACCGCAGAAGCGATTCCAGACAATGCACGGCCTGATGCCATTTTGTTGATTCCGTATTCGTCTTTTTCGTGTTCTTCCCCACCAACCAATTCGGAGACTTCTTGACGCTCATCGTTTTCTTCATCCGCTTCCATTTGTGCGGCAACTTGTTTGTTCAACGATTCCATCAATTCATCGAAACCATTGATGAGGCCTGTGACCAATCCTGCTTCTGCACCACGCTTGCCGGAGAAACATTGACCTTCCATTGAGGAATCTTCCACGAATGAACGAACCGCTTTCACCGCTTCTTTGAAATCGTTGTGAATGTCGATGACTTCATCTTGCAACATCTTGCGTTGGTTTTCGTCAAGCGATGTTCCTTGAATTCCAGCACCTTTGAAAATGCCAGACTTAATGACTTCCGCTTTGACACCTTCCATCTCAAACATTTTGGATATATCGTTAAAACAGATATACACACCCACGCTTCCCACGGTGGCCGAACCTGTTGCATAAAATTCTGATGCCTGACTCCCAATCCAATAGGCGGCCGAACACGCTTCATTGCTGGTGAATGAAATCACTTTCTTGGAAGAATTCTTGATTCGGTTTGCTAATTCAGGAACACCAACCGATGTGCCACCGGGTGAATCAATGTCGAGAATGATGGTGGTGATTGACGGATCACGCTCACAATCTTCCAGCATTTCTTCAATGTCCTGAATGTCGCAACATCCACAAAGAGATTCCATTTCACTTATATTTTTTGAGATGACTCCGTGAACAGGCACGATTGCATAAGGTGGAAATTTTTCGAGCGTTGCTTTAGCACCAAAGATTGCTTCCAGCATTTCGCCCATATCGCTCATCTTTGCACCCATCGGGATTTCAAGCGATGAGGCACGTTCGAGATATGATTCTGCTTGTGATGGCTGAATCAAAATCGGTTTGTTGGATTTGATGTCTTTAAGTAAGTTTCTCATTTTGTTAAATTGTTTTGATTAAGGGTTGTCGAGTGGTGTGAATCCATTGTCTGCCGGCATTGCTCCGTCTCCGTAAGCGGTGGCGGTTTGGTCAATGTCTGCGGATGGAGTGTTGGTTGGTTTGTAAAGCATCGACACAGGAACATTAAATTCTTTTGCGGTGTCGATTAAGAGACGAGCATCAGCCGCCCTGCGTCTGACTTCCTCAACCGGGTTCATCCCAAGTTCAGCGAAATGGTCAGAGAGCGTCTTGAGGCCCATCTCAATGTCACGTTGATTTGCTGACGATTCACGGCCAGCGTCAACGGTGACTCTGCGTGGTGTCACCCAATTCACACGATTCCAATCGTCTGTCTTTGGTGCTGGAATGTCTCCGTTGGCGATTGCTGATCCAATAATGTAATTATACACAGGTGTCAGGAAGCGAGTCATAAACATGTGTTGTCTCGCACCGAAACAACGCTCCGCTTTGGACACAACAAGACGGACGGCCGCCCCACCCGCTTTGGTCGGGTCGCTTGAAAATTCAAATGGTAAAAATCCTGCCGTTGAATCACGATTTAGATGTTCTATAAATCCGTTGAACGAATCGTTGGGTCTTTGACTTTGGAAACTTTCCAATTTCTCACCGGGTGCAAGTGAAAGA